GCAGAGAAGTTTGGTGTTAAAGAAGAGTTGTTAGCTAATAAGCAAGAAGTTCAAGGTAACATTGATATGGCAATGCAATTAATGCAACAACAACAAGGGAATATGGGATAATGACAAAGGAGAAAATTAATGCGTCTATTGATGGGAGGTCATATACTGCAGAAGTTGAAACTGATCTTAATAGTAAAGCCTACGCTTTATTCGGTTCGGGTATTGGCAAATCTTTCCTTCAGTATTTGGAAAACCTTACAACAAACAATGTTCATGGTGCAGGACTGGCAATCGAAAGTCTTGCTCACTTTGAAGGACAAAGATGGGTCGTAGCACTAATTAAACACAGAACTGAGATGGGAAGAAAAAATGGCGACTCCAACTAATCCAAAATTATATGCAAGAGCAAAAGCTATAGTTAAAAAAAGAGTAGGTAAATGGCCATCAGCATATGCATCAGGGCAGTTAGTTATTCAATATAAAAAGATGGGTGGAGGTTACAAAGGTAGTAAATCAGCATGAGTCTTACTAAATGGTTTAATGAGAAGTGGGTTGATATATCAACTAAGAAAGATGGCAAGCATCCTAAATGTGGTAGAAACATGGGTGATGGAAGATCATATCCAAAATGCGTGCCTTCTGCCAAAGCAAAAAGAATGAGTGTAAAAGATAAAAGATCAGCTACTGCAAGGAAAAGAAAGACAAATCCTAGTGGTGGTGGTAAAACTCCAACTTATGCAAGGACATAATAAATGGCTAAAACTGCAGCATGGCAAAGAAAAGAAGGTCAAAGCTCAAGTGGAGGACTTAATGCTAAAGGAAGAGCAAGTTTACGTCGTCAAGGGAAGAATATCAAACCTCCAGTTTCTGCTAAAGCTGCGAAAAAAAGCCCAAAGAAAGCAGCAAGAAGAAAGAGTTTTTGTAAAAGAATGATGGGTATGAAGAAGAAGCTAACTAGTAAGAAAACGGCTAATGACCCAAATAGCCGTATTAATAAAGCACTAAGAAAATGGGACTGTTAACAAAAGGGAGATACTATGTCTAATGAACAAACAGCTACAGAAAGCAATGAAAACTCAAATCAACAAGGAGAAGTTGAAAGTACGATTGCAAACGACACTGGAGAACAAAATCAAGTTGAGCAACAAGATCAAATCGAAAGACCTGAGTGGTTACCAGAAAAGTTTGAGACACCTGAGCAACTTAAAACATCTTATGAAAATTTGGAAAGAAGATTTCATGCAAGGCGTGATGAAATTAAAGAAGAAGTTATCAATGAACTAAATGAAAATGCATCACAAGAAGTTCCTATTAGTCCTGCAGATTACAAAGTAGAGCTATCAGATGAAGATGGTAATGCTTTAGAAGTTCCAGAAGATGATCAAATGTTATCTTGGTTTAGAGACAAAGCACACAATATGGCTTTATCAAATGAAGAGTTTAACGATTTTGTTTCTGAGTATATGTCAGTTAGTCAAACAAGTGGACCTGATTGGAACGAAGAAAGCCAAGAACTTGGAGAACATGCTGACAGAAGATTAGAAAGAATTGATGCTTGGGCTAATAGTGTTTTTGATGAAAACAACTATAATGTATTTGCAGGTATTCCTGCTTCTGCAAATATGGTTAAGTTCTTTGAGAATGTTATGGAGCTAAATGGTCAGCCTAAATTTAATATGACATCCAACACTGAGTTTCAAGAATCTGTCACTAGAGAAGATTTAATGGCAGCTCAAAGAGATGAGAAATACTGGAAGAATGGTGGAGATCCTAATCATATTGCTAAAGTTAGAGCCATGGCAGATCAGTTATCTAGGAAACGTGCATGAGAACAATAAAGAAACCTAAATCTATGGGAATTAAAAAAACTGCCTATACAGATAGTGGATTTAAAAAATATATGTTTGATGAAGGCATTCTTACACCAGATGAATTTGATAACTTCTTAAAAGACCCAAAAAGGAAACATGAAGTTATCGATAGTTATAAAAAATATTTAAATGATCTAATACCATTTTAGTAATGTGAATTAACAAAAGTCTTTATATCTGAAAGATTGAAGTTACTTGAAGGCTCGTAGAGTTACTTATAGGCCCAGGAATGGAATAACCTTAGTGTAGTAGTGAAGCGAATAACCAGAATAGTATAAATATTAACTTTAAATCGGAGGCTATAATGGCACTTACAACCATAAGCACATCCTTTATTGAAGAGTTTGAATCAGGGGTACACGTTGCGTACCAGAGAATGGGTTCAAAACTTAGGAATACTGTTCGTACTAGAAATGGTGTGAAGAACAAGACTACATTCCAAAAAATCGGTAAAGGTTTTGCTACTACAAAAGCAAGGCATGGTAACATTGCACCAATGAACCTTGCACATACAAACGTTAACGTCACAGTTGAGGATTATTTTGCTGGTGAATGGGTCGATGATCTAGACCAGTTAAGAATCAACCATGATGAGATGCAAGTTGCACAACAGTCAGGTGCTTATGCATTAGGTAGAAAGACAGATGATTTAATCTTAGATCAGATGACTACAACTACTTCTGCACATGACGAAACAGCTAACGGAATAACTTTAGCATGGGCTTTAGAGCTTATGGAAAAGTTTGGAAACAATGAAGTCCCTGATGATGGTCAGAGATATGCATGTGTTGGTTGGGAGCAATGGTCTCAGTTAATGGCTATAGATCAATTCTCAAGAGCTGAGTACATTGGTCAAGATCAATTACCTTTCCCTACTGGTGTTACAGCCAAAAGATGGTTAGGTTTCATGTGGTTTGCACATGGTGGTCTAGCTGGACGTAATGGATCAGGAGCAGCAGGAACTACTCATAAAGAGTGTTTTGCTTACCATAGAGATGCCGTTGCTCATGCAATCGGTACTGACATCACTTCAAATATGCAATATCACAACGATAAGGACAGTTACTTTGTATTAAACAAAATGCAACAGAACGCAGTCTTAATCGATGCTGAGGGTGTATTTGAAATGGAACTTAAGAATTAGGAGGTAGACATGGCGTTAGTACAAGCAGACTTAAGTTTAGTTTCTTATTCAGGTAATGGTTTCCATATTTGGAACTATAAATCTACTGGTGATGCTCTTAACACAATAGATGCTGCAGGATATTTTAATGCACTAGTTGCTGAAATGAATGTAGGTGATGTAATATTCATCAACGCATCTAATGGTTTTGGTATTACGACTGTAGTATCTAATGATGGATCAGCAATCGATACTGCTGATATTGTTAGCATGACAGCAGACAATAGATAATGGCTAAGAAACCAACAAAAACTAAGGAGGTGGCTGTAAAGGCCACTTCCTCTCATTCAGTAAAAACATCTAATGGCGTTGTTTATACTGTTAAATTTGGATCAAAAGTAAAACTTGGGAGTAAAGTAGATGCCAAAAGCAAGTGATGGTAAAATGTTTGCTTATACAGCAGAAGGTATGAAAGCTTTAAAAGAGTATGAAGCAAGGTTAAAAAGAAATAATAAAAATATGGGTAAAAAGAAAAAGGATGTTAATGACTCTGATAAAACAGAAAGTCCTTATAACAAGTTACGTTCTGATAACGCACCTAACACATAGAGGCTGATATGAGTGGAAAAGGTTTATCAAATAATCCTAAAGGTAGAGTTAAAGTTGCTGAACGTATGATGACAACTAGATCATATATGACTGCTTTAGCACAAAAAAATGCTTTAATTCGTGAAAGACCATTTTCATTTGAAGGTAACAAACTTGATAAAGCAAAATACAATCAGTTTGAAAAATCTGCAAAAACTGGTGTCCCTCAATCAAATAGTAAATTAAATAAAACATTTGCAAATTATGGTTCAAAGTTAAATCGTTTATCTGGAGCAATGGAAAAAGATAAGATTAAAAAAGGCATTAAAAAAGCAAAGACTATGGGCAGTATAGTTAAAGGTCTTAGAAACATTACTGTCCCTGGGATTATCTCTACAATTATGAAACCTAAGAAAGTTGGCGATGCTACTTTAAACAAAGGTGAGTATAGGAAAGTTAAGTAATGGCTGATTTTTCAAAATATACAACAGCACAACTTGAAGCTATGTTAGCTAAGATGAAAGCTGAAAAATCTAAAACAGGTTCTACGTTATCTATTGAGCAAATAAGAAATGCACAAAAAAGAATAAATAAACAAGAAACAAAAATTCCTTCAAATTTGTCTAGAACTATGGGGTCTATTAAGTAATGCCAAATACTGCCAAGACCGACATTGAAGTTGCACAAAGATCTATGGTTTTAGTAGGTATGGAGCCGTTATCTTCATTCACAGATTCAACAGACGAAGCATTGGTTATGAATACGACTTATGAAGATGTTGTTGAGGACTGTCTTGCACAAAATAATTGGAACTTTGCTACTGGTCAGATTCAGTTATCAAGATTAGCTGATTCTCCAGTTGATAGATGGGATGCAGCTTATGCAATGCCTACAGATCCTGCAGTTATACAAGTGCAAACTATAACTATTGATGATGTTGTCCAGCAATATGATATATATGAAAAGTATATATATATAAATGCAGGTGAAAATGATAGAGTTGTTTTAAACTATATTTTTAGAGTGGATACACAGTATTGGCCACCAGCATTTGCATTATGGGTTATATATCGTTTAGCATCTATTTTGGCTTTGTCTGTTACAAGAAAGGCAGATATTGCAAGATCATACAGTCAACTGGCAGATGTGCAATTTAGAAGAGCCAAAGCCAGAGATGCACAACAAGTGACAACACAACAAGTGGCACTTAGTAGATTTCATAGAATAAGATTAGGATCAGGAATCTTTGCGAAGATTGAAGGGGACACTTGAAAGTTGAATGAATGGCATTATTAAGAACATTTTTTACCAATTTTTCATCAGGGGAGTTATCCCCTCTTTTATCATCTAGGGTTGATGCTGAAGCATATAAAAATGGTGCATACAGATTACGCAATGTAAGACTTAAGGCACAAGGTGGTTGTATAAGAAGACCAGGTCTAAAGTATTTACAAACACTTGCAAATGAATCTTATCAAACAGAAGCTTATATATATGATGAGGATTAAGCTTACATTCTGTTATTTAGTGCGACTAAACTTAGAATAGTAGACATATCTGATCCTACAAATATACTGCAAACTATTACTGGTTGTCCTTGGCAATCTTCACAAATAGGTTCTTTAGTGGTATCGCAAAGTGGTGATACTATGTTTATTACACATCCATCTATACCTATGCAAAAGCTAACAAGAACAAGTGCAAGTAACTTTAACAGAACAAACTATACATTCGATGTATCTTCTGGTTTAAGCTTCCAACCATATAATAGATTTGTTGCAGGAAGTATTACTATAACGCCTGCTCAAACACATGGAACAACAACTTTTACAACCAGTGCAGATTACTTTACAGCAGATTATGTTGGTTTGTATCTTAGATTAGTTGATTCTGCAGGATTAGTTAAGCATGCTTTAATTACAGCATATACAAATGCGACAACAGTAACGGCAACTTTGTCAGGAACATTATCGAATACAAATGCTATTACTGATTGGCAAGAGCCAGTATTTAGTTCTGTCAGAGGGTATGCTAGAACAGTTACTTTTCATGAT